TATCCCTTTTTATGAGGGGTGGCGCGGTGACGAAAATAGTATATGGGGCATTGTTTGCGATTTAGATAATCCTGAATTTGCCAAAATCAAAGAAGATAAAACCTATAAATTAAAAATGGTTGAAGGTGGGAAAGTGAATATCACCGGCAACAATCGTACCAAAGCGGGGAAAGCATTTAACGCCAAAATCCAAGAACTCAGAAATATATTAAATCAATATCCAAGTTTTAATGATTTTATGCTTAGAAAAC